TAACGTTGAGAACATCCAACGTATACAAAGCATTAGGCAAAGCGCCCAAACTGATAATTTCACACGGAGAATCGTACTGGAACACCATGCCTGTACTGCCAGACACGGTAAATGTTGTGCTGGGTGGGTAGGCTTGGTTACCGTAGGGGTAAGGAGGAACGTCTGCACCCAGCGTACCGCCCGTAACGACCTGGTAAATAAAGATGCCAGAGAATACAAACTGTCCAGCAGTCAATGTTGTGCCTGCTGCCCACTGTATAGCAGCCACACCTGTGCTAGACAGGGGTGTGTACGTCACCTGCAAGGTTCGCAGACAGCCAGTATCCCTGACTGTTCTCTCACGAGCCTCGTTGATGTAATCTGTTAGTTCAGAATCGGACCAGAAAACGCCATTGGCATCGTGCAACAGCCGCTGAACTTGCGTAAGATAAGTCGAGAGGGTTGCCATTTAGCGTCCATAATTAGGCGGCTTTGGAATTGACCTTTCCCCCTGCGGATTTTTCAATCCGCAAGGGTATTACGCCAACCGCCGAGGGTAACGAGCGGTTCTGTTCGGGAGGTTGCTCAGAAATCTTGAACTTTGCAAGCCTCTCTAGTCCTTCTTCAAGTTCACTGTGAAGACGTATGAAGCCCAAATAGGACAAATACTTCTCTTTATTGGGGTCCATGTAACCAAAGATGTGTTTTACAGCCCCTAAAGGAACCTGTACGGTCTTGCCTTTAGGAAACTTGTAATCTGCAAAAGCGAAAGAGGCTTCTAAGTCTTTATCGCTTTCGTTGGTTACCCAGACCTCACTCATAGCGTTACAACGTCACCGTAAACCGTGATTTCAACCGAGTTGTTAGCTGCGGCTGCTGTACCCACGTACACATACAAGGAATTTGAGTAAACATTAGTTGCCGATGCGGTTGACAGTGGCAAATCTTGAAACTTTGTGCTTCCTGTAATGGTCGTAAGAGCGGCTGCGTTGGTCACTGCGTTGGATGTGTTGCCATCTGAGCTGGTCAGAATGGTCACATTTGCAAGAGCAACACTGCCACTAGCTTGACAAACGGTTACACGGCGAACAATGAATGACGTATTGTTACTTTGAGCAAGCGTTGCAACGGCGTTACCAGTTGCTCCCAAAAAAATAGGAGCTTTAGGAGCGCAGACAGCAAAACTGCCAAAGTTGTCAGGGTACAAAGCCCCTACATGATTCGCATTCATGCCGTACCCCTATTATGAGTTGTAAGTACCGCTGGCAGACTGACCGCCATTGGATGCGTACAAGGTAATAGTAGGAGTACCAGCCAACACGTTGGCACGGTAGTTGGTTCCATCACTCCAAATCAAGCCGCTGGTGTTGTTGGCAAGAGCCACAACCCATGTGGGGCTGGAAATGTTGTTGCTGGTGTTCATCTCAATAGTCACGTTAGCGGTAGCCAACACTTGATAGAAGCCAGCAGGAATGGTGGCGGTAGCATTGCCGAGCGACTGAGGCTGGAGGAAAGCACCAGCGGTGTTCGTTGCGGCATTTGCCAGTAGGATTTTATTTGCGCTTAAAGACATGGTGTGTACTCCTTACAGTGAGAGGTAGTTGTAACCAGTCACCTTGGTCATGGCTTTAGGTTTGACGTTGATTAACTCAGCAATCATCAAAACTGCGCCAACATAACCAATCTGCCAGTTGGGAAGTGTAGATTCAAAGCCTGTGAACACAAACGAACCTTGCTCGTGGATGTACAGAGACAAGTAGTTGGTGTTGATGAAGTACATAGTACCTTCAGGGCAGTATGGGTCTGGGTAGATAGGTACGCCAGCAACCATCAATGCACGGAAAGCAGCTTGAGGACCGTTAGGGTCACCATCAAAGCCAGAGCCAGGGGTGATGACATACTGCTCTTGGCCTACAAAGTCTTGAGCCAACAGAGTCCAAGTACCAAAACCGCACACACCGAAAGAAGGCATTTCAGCGCCGTTCTTCACTGTGCCAGAGATGTACTGCAATACGTTCTGGCGTGTGGGATTCACAGAGCCAGCGGCGTATTGTTTGGACTGCCACCAAGTGTAGGTAGAGCGGTCAATGTTGCCGTAAGTGCCAGAAGAGGAAATCGCAGCAGGCAGACCAATAAACTGTTGAGTGTTGGTGGTGTTGTTGTACAAGGCTGTAGCCATTGCGTCCATCATCACGTTGGTCGCATCGTTCATGCGAGCTTCGATCAGAGGAATAATTGCTGCGTCCTGCTGTACTGCACCCTCCATGCCCAGGAAAGGCACAGGAGAAATCATCAATTTCAGGTCGTATTCAGCGTTGTATGCGCCTTGCTGGACTGAAGGCTGGGCAAAAGAGCCAGAGTAGTCAGACCACTGTGCGTTCACAAACTGAGCGCCCTGCACGGGTACGGTTACAGAAGAGACACCACCAGAAGCCTGCTGACTGTTAGCAATCAGTGCAGCCATCAAGGGTGTCGAGTTATAAAGCTGGACAACCAGCTTGGGAATAAAAGCCCTACGAGTAACGTAGGTCAACTCTGTAAATTGAGATGACCCTGTTGCTGGTAGGATGCCGCCGCCAATAGCCATAAGGCCTCCTATTTACAGATTAAAAAACAATACCCTCTTACAACCCAATAGGCCTGACGGGTTTCCGCAGGTCATTGAGAGCCTTTACCGCTTCGTTTCTAGCTGCTGCTGCGGGATTCTTCCAGTAACTGTTCAGGTCAAATTGTTTGACGGCTGAAGGGTTGTAACCAGAAGAAGTCGGCACAGCCGCCTGCTTCATCCAAGCGTGATATTCCGCTGCTGTCTCGTGATTGTTGATGCCACGTTCCAGCATAATTTTTTCCACTTCAGCAATCTCGTCTTCAGAAGAAATCTTGCCCTTCTTCAAAAGGTTTTGCCTACGCTTGTTGAGTTCCTCAATAGCGTCCCGCTCCCGTAGCTTGGCTTCTAGTTGCTGCACACGCTCTTCAGACCTGCTGACAGCTTTGTGTGTGTAGTCTTCCATATCCAACTCTGGAATAGGCAGGTCGGGCTTGACCCTTTTGGTCATCCGCAAAAATTCTTTGCGAGTGTTTGGATTTTCAGCAAGTGTTTGAGCCAGCGCAGCTAACTCGTCACGAGCTTCTAAGGACAGATTTTCTAAAGACATGATTACCCTCTAGTCTTGATTAAATAACTTTTTTGCCGTCACCAGGCTTCTGGACAGCCATGCCAGTTTTGCCAACCTTGTTAGGGGCTGACAAACCGCCAAGCTGAGAAAAGCGAGGTGTGTTGGTTACAACACCGTGCTGCTGATTGTTATCAGTAGGACGGCGAGGGGCTGCTGCGCCACGGGGTTTGAACAAATCCATGATGTTTCCTTACATTGGGGATGGTGAAGGTGCGCCACCTTGCGGAGGCATACCAGGAATCGGCGCTTGTGCCATCGCTCTTCCTTCAGGCGTTGCGCCACCTGCCTGTGGAAGCGTCTGTAGCAACTGAAGTATCTCAGATTGCTGCAATTCGTTGGTTTTGTTCTTTCTTGGACCCATCAGACCTGTCAGTTGACGAATAGCAGCCAGTGCTTTCTGTCCTTCTACAGATTCAGAGCCAAGAGCAGGCAAGGATTGCTCTAGCAAATCCATTGCCATGCCAATGTTAATCATGGCAGCTTCTTTTGTGCCCATTTTGGGTTCGGGAGTGGACATAGGAGAAGCCATTGGAGGAGCTTCTGCCTCTGACATACCGCCTGTGTCTGCCATGCCAGGCATATTGACAGAAGATGGAGAGCCGCCACCCGCACTGCGAGAGCCTTTCATCAATTCCATCAACTTATCGGCAGGTACACTCATAACCACTCCTTTTCGGCGTTTGTAAACACTTACAAACATCTTGTCAATAGGTGGGGTGAGTTTGTGTCAGCACCCCATGACAAACCCTTACGGATTACTTGCGGCTTTTACGGCCTTTGCGAGCTTTACGCATGGTCTTCTCCAAGTTAGAGGCGGCGACCTTTTGGTGAGGGGAAGGAAGCCACACCCCTTTTCCCTGTCGGGGGAAACCTATTAACGGCGAGTCTTACGACTGCGCTTCATCTTGCGTCCGTACATAGCAGCTCCTTAGTGGGTTTAACGGCGGTTGTAGTCACGCTGACTACGCCCAGAAGTGTTTTTAATCCCTGTCTGACGGTAAGTCAAGCTAGGCATTTGTTCACCACGCTTGAGTGAGCTAGTGGTTACTTTCGGTTGGTCAGCACGGGGCTGTACTTGCTGCGTTGCCATCACTCTTCTCCTTCAGGTTCAGATTTCTGCTGCTGTTGCTGGGCTTGCGCCTGCTGTTGTTGCTGTTGCTTCTCTTCCATCTTCTTCAGACGGTCTTTCAGCAACTGCTTCATAGGTGGGTCCAGCATATCCAACAAAGATTCCTTGTCAATGACACCTGCCTTGAACAAATTGAAGGCAAGTGTACGCTGGTCTTCTGTAAAGATGGGTGAATTGGAGTGAGCGTCCACTTTCACTACAAAATCACCTGTAAATTGCTCGGCAATGAACGGCACACCGTTGATGTCTCTAAAATGCGTGTTGTTGTATGCCTGCATGCACTTCAAGTACAAAGTAGCGAGCTTTTCTAGGCTGTCTTCAATGATTAACGCCCGTTTTTTGGCTCGGCTTGACCCTAAACGTGCAAGTTGGCTGGCGTGACCGCTGGAGCGCACCCCTTGCTCACCCCTGCCTTGCAACACGCTGACAATACCTGACGCTTCTTCAAACATCAGGTCGATTTCACCTATCTCACGGAACAAATCTGGTGGGATTTGCGGAGCCAGCTTCTCCACTTTTGCGCTTGGCATGTCGGTTGCCAGCAGTCCACCAGCCCTGTTGAGGGCAAAATTCTTTTCGTCCATGATGCCTGTAAAGCCAATCAAGGCTGTAGGCGGGGAAACTTGCTTACTCAGCAGGTCTAAAATTTCTGCCATCCGCTTGTTGCGTAGCTGTTGCAGGAAAATCAGGCGCTGCACCTCTGACATACCCCAGAAGTAGTCGTACAGAGGGTTTGGACAAACCTGCACAAACGGACATTCCCCTTTGAGGAACACGGTTTCGCCTGGTCGGTCATAGATGATGACATCTGGGTCTGCTTTGGTAACGACTTGATAGTCATTGGTGTTGTCATTCCACACCCACAACTCAGTCATTTCTACCGTATCTTCCGCAACTGTGGCCTTGTAACGGTTCATGCCAGCAAGGTCGAGGTTCACGTTACCGTACATCGTGGGATTAGATTGGCTCAAAATGATGCGCTCAATCCCGTTGGCTATCTCTGTGCGTTCGTGCTGGGTACTCTCGACCCGCTTGACAATGGCTTCACGATTAGGATGGCTGTACAAACGGTTGTACAACTCGGATTTGGTGATGTAGTACGTCTGTACAAACGCCTCTTGGCGGTCCAGATAAGGCGTATCTTCCCGCAACACCCCCATCGTGGCTGGCTCTACCATGTAAGGGTGAATGCCTTTGTTGATAACCAGCTTGATAAATGTGCTGTTGTAATCCAGCGCCCATGTCACGGCTGTGGAAAACACCTGGTCAGCGTTGCTGCTCAACCACTCGTCATTAAGCGCACGGGTCAGTGAAGGAATCTTGTTGTGTTCCTCTTGAGGAACGGCTGCACCCAAATCAATGCTAAACCTTGTGGTTTCTGCTGAGTAGAGAAACGAGGTCAGTTGGTCGATGTGGGGAAAAATCTTGTTGTACAAAGCTGGTGATTCGTCTG